GGCGAACTCGTTTCATCTTATGAGAGGTGAAATCTTGAGCGAGGTGGCCCAGACGCCCGCCAATGAAGGCAGGCGACAGCGGGTAGAGTCCAAGACGTGAGCCAGAGACAAGTTCTTCGTTGTAGACACTCGACATTGCATATGGCGGCGTCACTGGGTCAAGAAGGCAACGACCACTCACAAAAGTGTGTCGTCCATCATGGCGAATAGATTCGTGTTCATCAGTGCCATGGAATTCGATGGAAGTGCCCTCAGCTACTGGTACGTCGGAGGTTTTGAAACTGCGTCGGTCGTCGGAGTGGTTTAGATTCCTGAAACGGCGCCCTGTGGCGCGTTCATAATCAGATTTGTGCTCGTGGACTTTGTGCTTGGCAACGTCATATCCGTCCTCATTGAACCCGGAGATAACCATGGTGGCGCCTTGTTTTTTGCGTTTGGGTCTTGGCTGGTTCTTTGTAGGCTTTACAGCAGCAAAGTTAGCAAGTCGGGCGCGAGGGAGAGGAGCTCTTCCCCGACGCTGCTGAGGAGCTCGGGCAGGAGATCCGTTAGACCTTCCCCGCCCGCCACTTTTCCGGCTACGCTCATTAAGGACTCGGGCAACTGCGAGGATACTCCGGAGGTCTGCTGAAGTTTTCCTAGTTCCTCGAGGATTTGACGCAGGAGTTTGATTTCCTCGTCTTCGTGGTTTGTTGTTGTTATTGGAAGATCGGTTAGTTTTTCCATTCATTAGAAACAGGAATGCAGGTATCACTGGCTTATTTCGACTGTTAAGTTTTATTATAGTGTACTTCTCACTGAGCCGTAGTGTGACGGCGAACACAGAGAAGAGAGAGAGCTCGGGCTGCGCGTATCGCCAGTAGAGGGGCGGGGGACCGATGCTGTGAGCCGAAAATCTCTCCGGCCAGGAATAGGGTTTGTCCATGGGTTCGCGGGTCGTCGTCCCGAGGTATTTGGAGAGATAATGTGCGCAATCCGGGTGGTCGTCATAGGCGACTTCGAACCATGAATTTTGGGTGAGATGTTTAGCGCGTCGCTCAAGGCGCAACTGTTCTTCAACACAGATGTTAAACTGTTTCTCCACGAGCAGCCTCTCGGCGTACGTCGTTTCGTCGAGTGAGTAGTTTCCTTGTACATTCAGTTCGAATTTCTTGCGGTTGTAGCTATCAAGATGGGTGTCTAAGAATTTCTTGGTAATCTCCACATTGCGTGTCAGGTAAAGCATCCGATCACAGAACTTGGAGATGACTGGACAAGTCGGGAACATGTATCGGTAGGAAAGTGCCTTCACTCGTATCATCATGTCACGTTTCTTCCGGCCAAAATTGACATGACCGGCGCTGCTCCAACCGAAATTTCGAAGAAATTTTTTTGGGTCGTATAGGGTGTGGTCGGAGCCTTCGGCTTGCATTGTTCCACAGAATAGAGATTCATCGACATTGGCTCTGACCTCCATGGTCATTCGGAATCCAGTTTGGGCGAGAATCCAGTTCTCATCAGGAATTCCTCCCCACTCAGCCACGTTGACTTGAAGTAGTCCGTCGTCGCCTTCGAAGACCCCCTTGATCAGCCGTCTCTTTCCGGAACGGAGAAAGTCTATGTGGTGTGCGAGTACGAGGGTGCCCCATC